ACGGTACTGCCGGCATTGCGGCTACGTGTTCCCAAACACGAAGGAGGTGGTGGACGAGTAAGCACAAGGCGGGGCCCGGCAAGGCATGGCAAGGACCGAGGGGCGGATGGTTCACTCCATCCGCCCCTTTTTCTGCGCGCATTCGCATTAGTAGCAATTCCAGACCATCAGCGTTGACGGGATGCGAATCGGTGGCATACTCGACGGCTGCATGACCGGCGACGCCTCCGACTGATCCCCGGCGGCGACTCCAGCGCAACACAAAGGGCATCGTGGTGCCACGACACCACGGTGCCCTTTTTCGTTGCGCTCGCCGGTTCCTTTGGAAGCCAGGTACATGACCACCGACTACTCCGACGAACTCGACGCGGTGGCGAAGGGGCCCAAGGCCGTCACGGTGGACGGCACCTCCGCGACGGCCCAAGACGCCGACACGATCATCAAGATCGAAGATCGGGCCGCGGCTAAGACCGCCCGCGCTCGCAATCACCTGGGGCTTGTCTTCCGCAAGATTCAACCAGGAGGCGGCGGGCTATGAGCCTCACCGGATGGTATCGCCGTCTTCTCGGGCGCAAGCCAGGCCGGCGTGTCGAGGTGTCTGCGGCCCGTCCGATTCGTGCCAGGTACGACGCCGCACAGACGACCGACGACAACTCCCAGCACTGGGCCCTCGTCGATTCCTATGACGCCGATAGCGCCAACAGCCTGACCGTCCGATCCACGCTGCGGAAACGATCCCGCCACGAACTGGAAAACAACGGCCACGGTAAGGGAATCGAACTGACCCAGGCCAACTATGTGGTGGGCCGTGGGCCGAAGTTGCGGATGCAGACCACCAACAAGGCATTCAACGCCGCGGTGGAGGCGGCGTGGAACCGATGGTGGAAGCGCGTCAAGGGTTCGCGCAAGCTCCGAACGGCCGTCAAGGCGAAGGTCAAGAGCGGCGAAGGCTTCCTGGTTGCGAAACAAAACCCGGGCCTTCGCGACCAGGTGAAGCTGGATATCGTCGGTATCGAGTGCGATCAGTTCACGACGCCGCAACTCCCGTACAACGAGCCGAACCGCATCGATGGTATCAAGTTTGACGAGTTCGGCAACCCGCTGTACTACGATCTCCTGACGTATCACCCGGGGAGCGGATGGTCCGGATTGCTTGACCAGCCGCAACAGGTCGATGCCCGGTACGTCTTCCACCTCTTCCGCGAGGATCGGCCGGGCCAGCATCGCGGCATTCCCGAAGTAACGTCCACGCTCGGGCTGTTCGCAGCGGCCAGGCGGTTCCGTGAAGCGACGATCGCCGCCGCGGAGACCGCGGCCGATCACGCAGCCCTTCTCTACGCCGATGCTCCGGCGAGCGAAGAACCGGACGAGATGCGGCCATTTTCGACGATGCCGATCGAAAAGCGGATGCTCACCATGATGCCGTACAAGTGGCGCATGGAGCAACTGCGAGCGGAACATCCGGCAACCACATACCCGGAGTTCAACCGGATCAACACGGGGGAAGAGGCCCGGCCGCTTTCGATGTCCTACAACATCGCGGCCTGCGACTCGTCGGGCTATTCGTTCTCGGGCGGCAAGCTGGATCACCTGACGTACTTCGTATCCGTGGATGTTGAGCAGGCGGACATCGAAGACCTTTTGCTTGATCCTCTCTTTGAGTTGTGGTTCGAGGAAGCGGTCTTGGAGTATCGCGGAGTTCCCGGATGGGCGATCTCCGCGGATGTCGGCTCCGACCATGGATGGGACTGGCCGGCGCGTCCGCAGATCGACGAACAGAAGACCGCGTCCGCTCGCGAAACCAATCTCGGAACGGGTGTTGCAAGCCTTCGCCGCATCTACGCCGAGGACGGCTACGACTTTGAGGACGAGCTTCCCGCGATGGCCGAGGACTACGGCAAGACGCCGGAGGAAATGCGGGAGGCGCTCTTCCAGAAGCACTTCGCTGCAAAGGCTCCTGAGTCCAAGCCGACGCCGGAGGACACGGACGACGGCGAAGACAAACCGCCTCCACGGAACAACGGCAACGGACGTACCGCCAAGGCAAACGGACACGGGAGGGTATTGGTGTGATTGTCTACTCACCAGGGACGCCGGTTTCGATCGGTGGTGCTTTGGATAGTTTGATTCCCGCGCTGATCGTAGAAGTTTCCATTCGGTCTCCTGACTGGGTGCAATACCGAGTCGTCTGGTGGTCCGGACGAGAACGCAGGAGCGAGTGGCTCGAATTGCATGAGGTGACATTCGACGGTCTTCCCGCGGAGAAGCGACGTTGGGAAATCTGCTTTCACCAGGTGAACCAATGAGGAAGCACGCAGCCAGGCACCGCAAGGCCCGCTGGATCGAAGCGGCCGCGAATCCGCAGCCGTTCATTTTCGAGGCTGCCGGTGTCGAGTGGATTCAAGCGCAGGCCGCGGAAGGTCAGGCCGCCGACGCGAAGCCCAAGCGTTTTTCGATGACGGCCTACACCGGGGGCGCTCTCCAGGTGTCGGCCTACGGCCTCCCTGTCGTGATCGACCTATCAGGCCTGAAGGCTGAGTCACCGGTCCCGATCCTCCTCAACCATGAGCAGACCGAAATCGTCGGGCACGCTGAGGAGGTCGATCTTGCCGAGTCGCACCTGAAGCTCAAGGGCGTGGTGTCCGGAGAAAGCACCGCCTCAAAACAAGTGACCGCCAGCGCCGCCATGGGTTTCCCGTGGCGTGCGTCCGTGGGGGCCAGGCCCGACAAGCTGGAGTTCGTCGGCGAAGACGTGGCCACCAAGGTCAATGGCAAATCGTTCAAGGGTCCGCTTTACGTCGCGCGCAAGGCGACCCTGGGTGAAGTCAGTTTCGTGGCGGTGGCGGCTGACAGCCGTACCTCCGCAAAAGTTGCGGCATCCGCCGCCTATTCCAAATCGGAGAAAACCATGAACCCTGAATTCCGCGATTGGCTGCTTGCAAACAGTTTCGATCCCGAGGCGTTGGCCGAGGCATCGGTTCCTGTCTTGCAGGCCGCGTGGACTGCAACCAAGCAAACCACCGCACCCGAACCGGTCAAGACACCGCCTTCCGACCCCACCGCCGACATCCGGGCGAAAGCCGCCGCGGAATCGACACGCATCAGCGCCATCGAGGCGATGGGCGCCAAGTACACCAACATCGCTCCCGATGAGTCCGCGACGCTCAAGGCGAAGGCCATCGGCGAAGGGTGGGACACGCGGGACGCGGAGCTTGCCTTCATGCGAGCGGACCGCCCCAAGGCCCCGGCCATCCACGCAAGCAGTAAGGACATTTCCACGGAGGTGATCCAGGCGGCGCTCTGCCGTAGTGGTGGGCTTCGCGGTCTCGACAAAGCCTTCAAGCCTGAAGTGTTGGAGGCTTCGGACCAACTCCGCGGCTACAGCCTCGGGGAAGCGATTCTGCGTTGCGCTGCCGAGGGCGGGTACACCGGCCGGCAGAAAATCACGGACGGCAACCTTCGCGAGGTGCTTCGTGCTGCGTTCAGCACGCACACGCTCACCACGATGCTCTCCACCGCCGGCAACAAGTTCCTCCTCGAAGGATTCTTGTCGATTCCTCAGTTGTGGCGAGAGGTGGCCGCCGTGCGCAGTCTCAACGATTTCAAAACCCACACGGGATACCGCCTGACCGCCAGTCTCGAATACGAAGAGGTGGGCCCCAGTGGCGAGATCACACACGGCACCGTGGGGCAAGAGTCGTACACGATGAGCCTCGTGACGTTCGGCAAGATGCTGGCGTTCACGCGGAAGGACATCATCAACGACGACCTCGGAGCCCTGGACGGCATCAAGCAGCGGCTCGGGATCGGTGCTGCGGTGAAGATGGAAAACCTATTTTGGACCGTCTTCCTTGCGGCCAGCAATGCGGGGACGTTCTGGACCTCGGCGCGCGGGAACCTCGTCACGTCGTCGGCTCTCGCAGAGGCCGGACTCAACACGGCCGTCATGGCGTTCCGCGATATGGCCGCTCCCGATGGCAACATGATGAACCTGGAGCCTCGACTGCTCTTGGTTCCGACGGCCCTGGAGGCAACGGCCAAGAAGATCTACGTGTCGCAGGAGATCCGCGACACGACGTCTTCGACCAAGTACCCGACTGCCAACATCTACCAGAATTCGTTCCGCCCGATCCCTGTGCCGCAACTCGGCAACTCGGCGTACACGGGGTACAGCGCGACGACGTGGTACCTGCTGGCCGATCCGTCCGTCATGGCCTGTGCGGCGATGTGCTTCCTCAACGGGCAGCAGTCGCCGACCATCGAATCGGCCGACGCCGACTTCGACACCCTCGGAATCCAGTTCCGCGGCTATCACGACTTCTACCCGGTGATGACCGAGTACCGTCCGACCGTCAAGGCCACGGCGGCGTGATATTCGATTGAACCCAACCAGTACCAACAAGGAAGCGAGGCCACAGTTATGGCGCAAGACCTTCAAGCAAAGAGGCTCGCCATTGGCGATGCCATTGATTACACGCCCGGGACTGCTGTCGTTGCGGGCCAGGTTGTCGTCCGCGGTACGCGGTTGGTTTGCGTTGCCAGCCAGGCGATTGCAGCCAACGTCAAGGGGTCGCTGGACACGAAGGGGCGGTTCAGGGTCGTCAAGAAGGAGGAAAGTTTTTCGGCGGGCGACGCTCTCTACTGGGACGATGACGGCAATCCATACGACGGCACAGAGGGGACGGGCGCGCTGACGGCCACGTCGAGCGCCGGGCCGTTTGCCGGCTGGTGTATTACGGACGCCGCCTCGGACGATGAGGTCGTCGATATGATCCTCAAGTCTCTTGAGGATGCTGCGGCGGAATCGCTCGGTCTTGCTGACTTGTCCGACATCTCCACCGCGATGACGTACACCGCGGGCCGGATTCTTGTCGCTGACGGCGACTCCTTTGAGGACGTGGCCGTTTCCGGCGATGCGACGCTGGCTTCCACCGGTGCTCTGACGATCGCCAATGAAGCCGTGACCGCTGCAAAGATGGCCGACTTGGCGCAGGGGTCGCTTCTTGTTGGTGCTGCCTCGGATCGTCCGACTGCCTTGGATGCCAAGACGTCCGGCCAGATTCTCGTCGGCGACGGGACCGACCTGAAGAGTGTCGCCGTTTCCGGTGATGCGACGCTGGCTTCCACCGGTGCTCTCACGCTCGCCACGGTGGTGGCAGGCAAGGGAGGCACCGGGGCAACGACTCTCACCGATCATGGCGTGCTCGTCGGAAGCGGGACCGATCCCGTTACGCCGTTGTCCGTTGGTTCCAATGGTCAGCTACTGATCGGGCAGACGGGAGCCGATCCGGCATTCACCAGCGCGTCTGGTGATGTGACGATCGACCAGACCGGGGCGACGACGCTCAATGCCGCGCATCAAGAGCAGGTGGTTCTTGTTCCGGTTGCAACCTTGGGTGCCGACGCCGACCTTACCGCGACAGTGCACTTCGCTCATCCGCGGGCGTGCACTCTCGTTAGCGTGGGGTTCTTGGCTGTGGGAACGGACTTCGGAACGGTGGACGATGGCAACACGAGCGTGTTTGACGTCACCGATGCCGCGGCAAACGCGATCGTGTCGAAGACCTACAACACCGGCACGCAGCCCACGGGGAACGCGATCAACGATCTTGGAGCGCTGAGCGAAACCCACAAGGTGCTTACCGCCGGCGAGGTCGTGAAGCTCGCAATCACCAACGGCTCCTCGGCGAAGACTCCGGCGGGGTTTCTTGTTGTGCGGTTCATCCCGACAAACGCCTGACGCCTGACGCCTGGAGGTCGGAGTGGCGAACGTTTTGCAAACCGGAGCGGCCTGGCTGGCCGGCGTGGCCAACTCCCACGCCGGCCAGGCCATCACCTACCGCCGCGGCGACACGGCAGTAGACCTGACCGCTTCGGTTGGCAAAACAGAGTTTGCCTTGGTGGAGGTGTCCGGGGCCGGGGTGACTCACGAGTCGCGTGACTATCTCGTTTCGGCTGAGGATCTGGAACTTGGAGGCGTTCAGGTCACGCCGCTTGCTGGAGACCAAATCGAGGAGACGGACGCCACCGGAGTGACGCGGACTTACGAGGTCATGGCGCCCGGAGGCGAGCCGTGTTGGCGGTGGAGCGATTCGAGCTACATCCGCCGGCGCATCCACACGAAGCTAATCGACAATGGCTGACCACCCCATCATCGACGTTGCCACCGCCTTAGCCACTTGGCTCGCGGCCCAGACGTTCAGCGCGACGATCGCCGTTGCCCGGCGGTCGGTTGTGCGGTTCGACCTTCCGGACCTGGCCACCTGTCAGGTTTCCGTGGTCCCGGCCGACTGGGAGGAGACGGTGCTCGGCCGGCGTGCGTGCAAGCGGTCCTTCCTGATCGACGTAGCGGTGCAACAGAAGGTAGACGCGGACGACCTGACCGTGACTGACGCATTGATGGGCCTGGTGTGGGAGATCGAGCAGGCGATGAAGTTCTTGCGACTAACGACCACGCCGGCCGCTCAGTGGATCGGCGTCGCCAAGGTGCCCGGGTCGGAGGCGGGCTACGCCCCACAGCACCTAGCGGAACTCCGCACGTTCACCTCGATTCGCCGGCACACCTTTGTCCCGGAGGGCACCGCATGATCACGCTCACCGTTCGGCAATCACGCCAGGGCTTCTTCAACCGGCCGTCCGTAATCCGTGCCGTGGGCAAAGCCAAGGTCGAATCTCTGTCGAGATTCGGGGCCTACGTCAGGCGAGACGCGCGCAAATCCATCCGGCCCGGCGGCAAGAAGGGGAAGGTATCCAAGCCGGGAGAACCGCCGCGATCGCACGCAGGGACCCTGAAGCGCTTCCTCAACTTCGCATGGGATCGGCAAAGTCAAAGCTTAGTTGTTGGTCCGATGAAGACCAACCAGGTCTTCTTCACTGACGCGATGCGTCCGGTCAGAGGAACCGTCCCTAGCGTTTTGGAGCGCGGAGGCAGCGTTACGTTGCTCGAAGAGTGGAACGGCTACCGCTGGGTCCGTCGAGACCTTCGACGCATGGGCCGCCTCTGGGAACTCAACACGATTAGGGAGACTGGTAAGACGAACGTCTTCAGCCCGTATCGCAAACGGCCCGTCCGTCGGCGTACCGTCCACATCGAGGCCCGGCCGTACATGGGCCCGGCCCTGAAGACGAACCTCGGAGTATTGCCGCCCATGTGGCACAACTCGATACGGACCGCTTGAACTCGGAAAGACCAACTCTTTTTTGGGAGACATACGCTATGGAAATGGCACTCGGCCTGAATGCGAAACTGTACCAGGGGGCATCGGGAAGTTCGGCCGCAACCGAAATCGCGATCATCGGAAACGCCAAGCTGAATCTTGCGACGACAGAGGCGACTCTCAAACTGCGCGCTACCGCGTTTGAGCTGACCGAGCCCGCAATGTTCCAAGCCTCGATCGACTTCGACATCCTCTGGGACGAAACGAACGCCAGCTTCTCGGCGATCTGGACGGCTTTCACGACGCGGGCGTCCCGTGCTTTCTTGTGTCTGCCGAAGGCGGGCGGCAAGGGCCTCGACGCCGATTTCAAGGTGACGAAGTTCGAGCGAACGGAAGACGTCGAAGGGATCGTGATGGCTGCCGTGACGATCAAGCCGTGCGTTTCGACAAGGTATCCGGCTTTCGTGTGATAGGCATGGCCGCAATCGCTTAACGGAGAAAGAACAATGTCCGCTGGAACCATTCATATCGTCGCCCAGGTCGGCGACGTGACAATCGACCAAACCATCGAGCGCGACTACGAGGGCACTCGCGGCGATCAAGGGACGCTGCCGGTCGGCCAGGCCGGCACGCTCTCGACCAGGACCGACGATGACACCGGCGTTGCCACTTTAAGCACGGGCCACGGCATCATCACGGGCGATGACGTCGATGTGTTTTGGGATGAGGGCAGCCGGTACGGCATGGGGGCCACGGTGGACGGAAACGCCGTGACCCTTGAGGCCGGAAATGGCGACGTGTTTCCGACCGAAGATACCGCCATCGTCGTCACGAAGCGAAAGCCGATCGCCCTCGCCTTTGACGGCGACAACCTCAAGATGCTCGTGATCGGGTGTAAGGAAGTGCGATGTCGCATCTCCCTTGAGTCGTCGGCAGGTGCGGATCTGCTGTCTCGTGATCTACCGGCGGGCGAGCCGTGGTTCTGGGCTGCGGACATGGGCGTTACCAATCCGCTAGCGGGCGTCGATGTGGCTTCGTTTCAGGCCGCAAACGCTGATTCGGCCACGGCTGGCACGGTCAAGATCGGGGCCAAGATCGACAGCATGTAACCGAAGGGGCTCGCGATGGCAGGGACTATTGCTGTTGATGTGAACGT